AAGATTAAAGTAATTTTTTTCATTTATTTTATTTTATTTTATTTTTTCTTTAAATAATAAAATGAAAGAATGCGGTACATGTACTTATCATAATAAAGATGATGCAAAAATATGTGAATTATGTGGTGAAACAAATTGAGAAAAGAAATAAAAATGTCAGAAGGAGAATTAGAAGCAATTAGACAAGTTAAAGAAAAAGAAGAAAAAGAAAAAGAAGAAAAAAGAGATTTGAGACTAAGAACATCATCAGATGAAGATCTTGAAATGGCTATTAAAAATTCATTGAACGATCAATCTGAAACTACTTGTTTAAGTTGCACTTATAAAAATAAAATAAGTAATGTAAATTGTGAAATATGTGGTAAAGAATTACTTTTTAATAAATGGAGAAAAAATTATTTAAAAAATTCGTTAGATAACGGTAACTGTTTATATAGTTCTGTATATCGTGTTTTAAAAGATAAAGATAAACTATCTTTCGTCGGAGAAATGTTAGATTTAAACATAAGTACTGAAGAAAATTTTATAACAAGTTTAAGAAATAAAGTATCTGATAATGCTGATGGTGAAATTCAATATTTTTTAGATAATATTGAAACTTACAAAAAAAGTGATATGAGTAATTTTAGTCTAACTTCTTTAGAAGGTATTTTAGAAGGAAAATTATCTCTTCAAAATATTAAAGATAACATTAAAAAAGATAAAGTATATGCAACTTTCTTAGAATATCTTATTATTAAAAGATTTTTGGAAGCATGTAATTTTGAAATTATTTTAATAACAACTGAAGTTTTTAATAAAAATAATGAATATAACATAGATGCAGAAGATATAATATATATATACAATTATAATAACTCACATTATCAATATTTTTATAATGATAAGAAACATAAAGATGGTAGAAGAAAGAAAAGTAAATCATTCAGAAGAAATAAAAGTAAATCATTCAGAAGAAAGAAAAGTAAATCATTCAGAAGAAAGAAAAGTAAATCATTCAGAAGAAAGAATGAAGTTATTTATAAACAAAAATAAACTGATTTTTAAATGTATTCATTTTTAGAACTAAAATTAATTTATAAAAAGCAGCTGTACTAATGATAATCATATGATTGTTATAATCACATGTTATATGTTCGACTGATTTCCATTTATCCGGAATAAATTTTAGTGCAGTTGTAATGTTTTTTAGTCCTAAAAGATTACAAATATCTTTTGCAACAAACCATACATCTTTTACGGTTCTAATATTATTGTCATAAAAACATTGCATATAAAGTATAAATCATAGTTAAAATATCGATAAATATAAAATTAAACAAGAAATAGAATGAAAATTCAAAAATAAAAAATGAAAAATTTATTTATAAGAATGAAATATAAATTAAATATGAATAATTGTTCTTATTTTATCAAAGATAAAGCACTATTTGGTAGTTATCCAACACAACAATCAGTAGAAGAATTAGAACAAGAAGGTGTTAGATACTTTATAGATTTAACATGTCAAGACGAAAAACACATAACACCTTATAAAACGAAGTATACTCACATAAAATATCCGATAACCGATAGATCAGTACCAGATGACATTCGTTCATTTTGTATTCTGGTTTTGAAAACCTGTGAAATTATTAAAAATTTACGTAAAAATGACAGAGTTTATATCAACTGCCGGGGTGGTCATGGAAGATCCGGATTATTGGTAGCGTCAATTTTGTGTTATATTTTCAATTTAATCCCATACGACGCTTTAATATACACGAGTAAATGTCATAGCAATAGAAGTGTAATGCGAGAAAAATGGAGAAAAATTGGTGCACCTCAAACATATCAACAAAAAAAATTTATATACAAACTGTTTCAACCTATCAATATGAACAAAATATATAAACATTCAATATATAATTATAAAGTTTATATTAAAGATAATACATTTTTACACGTATTTCATGCTTATAATTATTTTAAAGAAATGCATCAAAATAATCCTAAAAATATTATATTTAATGAACTCGATTTTGACATAAAAAAATCATGGGATTGTATTAAAGAACAAATAATGAAATATATTGTCTTCAAAAGTTTCGATACAAATCCTGAATTAAAAGAAAATTTAATTAATTCTTATCTTCGACCTATTATAGCTCATTTAGATGGTGATTCATACTGGGGTATCGGTAAAGATAATACCGGTCAAAATAGATTAGGGCATATATTAGATGAAATACGATTGAGTTTTATTTTATAACTAAAAAATAAGTTATAAAATTTATTATTTCTTTACTTCTTCAACTACTGTTTTCGATGATTGTACTTGTGCTAATTGTTTCATCATAGCATCTAAATTTAATCCTCCTCCTTCAACACCAGAAGCACCTGTTTGACTTAAATTACTTAATATTGGACCTATACTACTCATCAATCCAGCGAGATTTAATGGACTTGATTGTTCTCCATTGCTTCCAACTTGTGGTGGTATTAAAGTTGAACACATTTTTTCTACTGTTCCAACGAGTTTTCCTAAATCTAATGAACCATCTTGTAATTTAGTATTCATTCCAGAAACCAAATCATTAAATACACCAGAAGACATTAAAGTACTAACTGCTTCAAGAGGATTTGAAGAATTTGGATTTATATTTGATTCTACTTTATTTATAATATTTTCAAGAAAATCAGCTTCATTACTTGATTCTGATGAATTTTTCTTTAAAATTTCTTTTGCTTTTCCTGCGGGATCAACAAAAGCAGAAATATTTAATAAATGTTTCCAAATTACATTCACTGTTTCCGTATCTGCTTTTTTCATTATACTAACTATATCAATATATACTCTTGATGAATATTCAATTTTATCATTATTTAATTTACTTAAATTTTTATTTAATATAGCATCTCTATTTGAAACACAAAAATGTTTAAAAGCATCAATATGTTTAGAAATAGCTTTTTCATGAGTAATAGTAGTTTTATCTAAAAGACGTTGGTATAATTTTAAAGAATGATATTCAGTTCCAAATATTTCATTCAAATCATTTGTAAAAGTACTAATTGCTTTAAATGTTAGTAAATTATAATCAGTTGTCATTTTAAATATAGATTTCTTTTATTTAAATAGAATTTTAAATAAATATTAAAATTATTCAACTGCTATATTAAGTTAAAAATTGAGTGTCCCATTTTAAAATAAACGGCTGTAAATTAAATTCATATTTTAATTCTTATAATAGAAAACAAGTTTTTGCATCTAGTTTTAAAAAAATCAAGAAAAAGAACAAAAGACGGTAAAAAGATATAAAAAGAAACAATAATTTATTACATATTTATATATAACAAATTCCGAATTTTCAGCAATTGGTTTTTTATTTTTATTTTTATTTTTATTTTATGTAAATAAAAAATGGGTAATGTATTAGGAATAGATGATGGAGCTCCGGGTAAGGATGGAGCTCCGGGTAAGGATGGAGCTCCGGGTAAGGATGGAGCTCCGGGTAAGGATGGAGCAATGGGACCCACTGGACCACAAGGTCCACAAGGAGCAACAGGACCACCAGGACCACAAGGTCAACAAGGATTGATGGGATCACAAGGACCACAAGGTTTGATGGGAGCACAAGGACCACAAGGACAAAAAGGAGATTCTGGTGGACCTGCTGGTCCTCCTGGTCCCGCAGGTTCACCAGGACCAGCGGGTATACCCGGAGCACCAGGACAAAGAGGTATTGACGGAAGAGATGGGAGAGATGGAGCACCAGGTCCTATGGGTCCACCAGGAAAAGATTTAGTAATGAATAATGATGTCGTTGTGTCATCAATTACAATTGGAACTACAACATATGGTATTAATAATTTAGGTAAAATTATTGGTTCTAGTATGAATGCAGGCACAGGTGGATTTGGTATAGGAACTACTCAAATATTTGAATCAGATTTGACAAATTTAAAAGGATTATCAGGTCTTTCAAAAAGTAAATATGATACTGATATCAATGCATTAAATTCTACTATTAGTGGATTATCGGGTACATATGCAACAATAGGTAATTTGGGATTAAAAGCAGATAAAACATATGTTGATTCTGGTATGACAGGTGTTTATACTGCAATGGGATTAAAAGCAGATAAAACATATGTTGATTCTGGTATGACAGGTGTTTATACTGCAATGGGATTAAAAGCAGATAAAACAACTCATTATAATGACATGACAGGTGTTTATACTGCAATGGGATTAAAAGCAGATAAAACATATGTTGATTCTGGTATGACAGGTGTTTATACTGCAATGGGATTAAAAGCAGATAAAACATCTCATTATAATGACATGACAGGTGTTTATACTGCAATGGGATTAAAAGCAGATAAAACATATGTTGATTCTGGTATGACAGGTGTTTATACTGCAATGGGATTAAAAGCAGATAAAACATATGTTGATAATGGTATGACAGGTGTTTATACTGCAATGGGATTTAAAACAGATAAAACATATGTCGACACTGGTATGACAGGTGTTTATACATCGATTGGATTAAAGGCTGATAAAACATATGTTGATACTACCATTAGAGCAATATCTACTAATCTTGATAATTATAATACTTCAAATAATAATAATTTTGCAAATTTTGGAACGAGTATTAGTAATTTAACAAGTTTTGTTAATACAAAAGTTAGTAACGATATTTACAATGCTGGTATGACAGGTGTCTATACTGCAATTGGATTAAAAGCAGATAAAATATATGTCGATTCTGGTATGACAGGTGTCTATACTGCAATGGGATTAAAAGCAGATAAAACATATGTTGACCAAACCTTAGTAACTACTGTTGAAAATATTAATTCTAACCTAAATTTAAAAGCAGGTGCATTTGAAACAGAAATGCGAGATTCGAGTACATTTCTTGAAAAGAATGGTGCTGATGTGATTGTAGGTACTAATCTTGTTAAAGTAAGTAATCCAAGAAGTACTAAAGGTTTTTATATTACATCAAAAACAGGTCATCCAAGTTTAAAAACTACTGTTCCAGGTATTTATAGATTTAATAACGTCGATACAACTCTTGCAAGTTATGTGCCTCCGAAACCAGTAATTGAATTAGAAACTGGAAATATTAACGGAACAGATGGTAATTTTAGTGGTAAAGTTAACGGAAAAGATGGTAATTTTACTGGTAAATTTTGTATTGGTTCTACTTGCATAGTTGAAAATGATTTAATTGCTCTTAAGAAGTCTCAGACGGTGTTAATAAGTGGAAATTTAGTATACCCATCATTTTCTATGACACCAATAACACTTTTTGATGTTTCTCAATTGATCGATAATGAATATATTTTAAACATAATTGCGACTAGTGATTTTGTTCCAGCTAGTGGGTTTTTTGGTTCATCACCCGCCGAGAGATATATAACTCGAGTATTTTTCAATACTGTTAATCTGGATAAAATCCAAATTATAAGTCAAACTACTAGTTCTACGGGGAGTAAAATAGATGTTTTATTTAATAACAAAAACCTACAAATTACAAAACCACTAACCATGACAAATACAAATATTGAATGGATCTTACAAACAAAGGACAAAAATATGAGTGGTGATGTTACATTTACTGGTAGTGAAACTGGTTATGCTTATTTAGGATCTGAAAGTTATAATCCAAATTACACTTATCTTATTTATGTTGGTTCAAGTGATACTAATGATGGAACTTGGGCAAGTGCTACTTTATTAAAAGATGGCAGATTAACTAATACTACAGGTAATAATATTAATATTAGAGTTAATACTACAAATAAAAGAGTTCAGGTCAACAGTAAGAATGGTATGCAATACACTAAAGACTGGTATATGATAAAGATTACATAACAATTTAGAACCGTTTATTTTAAAATGCGACACTCAATTTTTAACTTAATAATAGCACTTGAATAATTTTATATTTCTTTAAATTTTAAACTTTTATTCAGTTTAAAATTTGTTTTCAATTTCAAGTAAAAAAAAGTTCATAAGTACAAAAATATTATATCCACAAATAGAACAAGTTTTTGAATTTTCAATCCATTTATTTATTAAAAAACACCAAAAAAGCCTGTAATGGGGTTCGAACACATGACCACATTATTAAAAAGCATGCGCTCTACCCAACTGAGATATATAGGCGAATAAATATATTGTACTTTTTTTATATTTAAAGGTTCATATTTCAATTCTCGCGGAATATTTTTTTTAATTATTTTTTTACCATAGAAACACTTACTTTAAAAGAAATAAATTAAAAATGATAAGAGAAAGTCCGGTATGGTCTAATGGTAATGATAATAGCCTTTCAAGTTATAGATCCGAGTTCAATTCTCGGTACCGGAATATTTTTTTTTTAATTATTTTTTTACCATAGAGACACTTACTTTAAAAATAAATCAAAAACGTAGAAATTTATCTGATGCCTAATTAGCTCAGTTGGTAGAGCGTATACCTTTTAAGTATATGGTCATGGGTTCAAACCCCATATTAGGCTTTTTTTTTTTAATTATTTTTTTACCATAGAGACACTTACTTTAAAAGAAATAAATTACAAATGATAAGAGAAAGTCCGGTATGGTCTAATGGTAATGATAATAGCCTTTCAAGTTATAGATCCGAGTTCAATTCTCGGTACCGGAATATTTTTTTTTTAATTATTTTTACCATAGAGACACTTAGTTTAAAAATAAATCAAAAACGTAGAAATTTATCTGATGCCTAATTAGACTGTAACATTTATTATTTACAACATAAAAAATTTAAAAAAAATTATTCAATTCATTTTTGGAACACACATACCTCATTGAAAAAGAATTTTTATAATTTTTTACTTTGCTTCCTTTATATATATATTTTTATCTAGACATGTTTATCTGAAATAAATTAAGAAGTAATATTAATAAATAATTTTTTCTTTAATCTATCATAATACATATTGGTTAATAATAAATCTTCAATATCAAAACCATAAATTCCAAACATTCCATTTGTAAGATTTCTATTTAATATATGTCCTCTTTGTTCAAGAGGTATAACAACTCCCGTAAATTGATAATATATAACACCTTTTCCATCACATTTATTGCACATAAAAATATTATATCTACAAATAGGACAAGTTTTTGAATTAACAATCCATTTATTTAAACAAGAATTATGAAATACATGATTACATTTTAATTTACAACCATCCAAATCATCTAAATAATCACTATAACAAATAGCACATTCATCATATTTATCTTCTTCCTTAATTTCATCAACATATTTAGATAAATCATTTATACCACATGAAGAACAACTTTTTTTTAAATTATAAATTTGCGGAGTTGATGTACGTTCTTCTTCTCTATATATATGTTCATATAAAATTTTTATCGAATATATTAATTCTGATAGTGTAAAACCATTTTCTGAACTTATCCTAATTTCAAATACATGAGATAAAGGAAAAAAAATAGAAATAGTAAAAGAATTATCAGGAATAACTTTCTCATTTGGGTTATGTAACTTTCCATATTCTCCAAAAGGATTATTTTTATTAAAAGAAGATATACGAATGTATGTTTGTATAGTTTTATCAGAAAACTCACATTTTCCATCAATAAAAGTAGGATTATGTTTTATAATTAATTGTTCTGAATCATTTTCATCGATTTCCATAATTATATCACAATTCTCACTACATTTATGTTCACTATATAGTTTAATATTCCAATTATTACGTGTAGTCCTTATTGGATATATTCTCAACATTCACCTTTTTATTAAAAAAAATATAATTTTTTAATAAAAAAAAGTTGTTTTATGATTCGGTGGATTGTATACGTGTAATGTAATAGCAATTTCATCTTTATTATTAATGCTATGATAACCTATATTATCTTTCATAAAACTTATATCGTTTGTTTTTAATTCATTTGTCCTGATATGTTTTAAATCATTAGAATAAATATTTTCGATCAATGTTCCTTTCAAAACTTTTAACCAACAACCATTTAAACTATGGTCGTGTATAGGTGCATTTTGTAAAGTGTTCCATGTTATAACATAAATTTCGTAATCGTCGTTTTTAAATAATTTATATCTATGATATCTATCAGTATCTGATACAATAAATTTTTCCCAATCAGTTCCGTTGTATTTTTCTAAAACTAAATTTAATGAGTCAAAATTTGTTTTTAGAATAGAATTTAATAAATCTTCAAGAGTTTTATACATTTTTTTTATTTAAAATATTTTTATAAATAAAAAAATGGATAATATAAAATTATTTTCGATTATACTAAGTGTTTTAATTATACTTGGTATGGTTTATTTATATATATTTGCAACGATAGATATAAATATAATAACGAATAAAAAATATATCGAAGATGATTCTGATATCATTAAAAAGGATACAATAAAAACTTTAATAGCAAATGATATTAATTATAGTGATGTTATTATAACAAAATATAATGATGATATGACACAAATAAAATTTAAATCAAAGACAAATAGATCATCAATATCTGATACTTTATATATAAATAATATAGTTAATATATTAAAAACTAAAAGTGAAGTAGTAAAAAAGTTTGCATTAAAATCATCAGATGAATATTTAAAAAACAGCGTAAAAATAAATTTAGTTTATATTTTAAATAAAACATATCTTGATTCTGAACAAGATATAATAAAAAAAGAAATAAATAATATATTAACAGATGAAAATATTTATGATTATGATGTTATAATTGAGAAAAATAGCGATAATAATACATTGGTTAAAATGAATATAGATTATTATAAAACGGATCTTTTTACAGAAAAAGACTTAATAAAGTTAATAGATACAAAATTTTCAACAAGTATGTTTTCAGAATATAATTTTATTTCTAAAACAGAATACGATTTAAATAATACAAATATTGTTTATGAATTTGTAATTAATGTAAAGTATAAAGACCAAAATATTTTAAATGACATTAAAAATATAACAAGAATAAAAGATATAAATAATATAACAATTACACTAGATAAATATATTGATAGAAATACTTATATGAAATTAGATGTATTTTATAATAAACATAAAAATTTTGATGATAAAGAATTATTAAGAATAATAGAATTAAAATTTTCTCAAAACTCGTTATTAAAAAATTATTCTTTAACATTAAAACCAGAATATGATAAAAATTTGTATCATTTAGATTTAGAATATTTATTAAGTAAACCATATGATAAAGAAGATTTAAATGCTTTAGAAACACAATTATTATCTCTAATATTATTAGATAAATCAATTAATGATGCAAATGTAATATTTGATAAATATATTAATGGAATTATATATATAAAAATACTTATATTTTATAATATAAAAGTTTTGGATACTAAGATAGTTTTAAATAATTTCTTAAAAAATATAAACGATTATAAAAATAATTTACAACTTAATTCGAATATTACAATGAATTTAGTTAGTGATATTGAATTAAAAACAGATAGAAAACAAATAGAATATATTTATACTGAGAAATATATGTCAAGAGGATATTATGATCCAAATAAATATAAACCAGATGGTTCACCTGATTTATCATTTGAAGATTTGTTAGAGAAATGTAATAGTGATTCGAGTTGTTTTGGTGTTCAAGAGATAGATGGAGTATATAATATATGTAATTCAATAGTAAAAAGACCATACGGAATAATATCAAATGGAATGTATATAATAAAGACAAAAAAATCAAAAATACCACAACCAGTTTCTTATACCGAACCAGAAAAAAATAAAATACTAAAAAATTCAAAAGACATAGAATATATAAATAGAAAAGACAAATCATGTGATGAACTATTATATATAAATGATACAACAGGACTTGTATTAGATGAGTTAATAACTAAATGCAATAATGATAAAAATGTAGGAGGTTTTAATAAGCCGTGTTCAGGTATTAAAATAAAAAATAAACCAGATGGAAGTCAAGAAATATATGCATGTAAAAATATATTAAATTCACGACAAGATCCATCAAAAGAAGGACAAGAATTTACATTATTTTTGCAAAATCAAATACCACCGGAAAATAAAATATTTGACATAGCAAAACAAAATGAAGAATTTAAAACTGATAAGAATATTGACTATGTTTTTAAGAACGATAAAGTTTGTAAATTAAGAGGACCTTTACAAAGAGCGGGATTAACATTAAATCAAACAATGGATTTATGTAATGAAACTTTAAATATAAATGGATGGAATAAAACATGTAAAGGAATATTGATAGAAAAAGATAAAATAGATCCAAATTTACAAGTAGTGTCATCGTGTTTAGAATATCAAAATAAACTATATCCAACAACTCCGAATTCAGATAATTATATTTTTAAGAAAGATGTACCAATTGATAATATCAAATATAATTTACCTAATTTTTCTAAACAATTTGATAAAATAGAAGGGAAAACGGTAGATAATATAGATTATTTATTAACAAACACGATATTGTGTAATGGAAATCCATATGATTTAAATGGTGCTCCGACAATAGACGAAGCTATCAAAAAATGTAATAATGATAATAATATAAATAATTCAAAATTAGATTGCATTGCTTTAAAATTTAAAGATAATGCAGATGGTTCGCAAACAGTTATAGGTTGTTCAAAAAATGATGTTTATGCTATAAGAGATGATGATTCTAAAAGTAAATCATATTTTTTAAAAAATAAATTACCGTTTGTTAGATATCCAGAATTGAATTATCCAAATAATAGTGAAACAGGAGTAATAAATGGTACAACAACGACAGGACTTGATTATGTTTATACAAATAAAGTAAATTGCAGTGCAACAAGTGGAACAGTACCAACTTATTTTAATAATTTAGACATAAATCAAGCATTGGATGAATGTAAAAAAATAACAAATTCAAATGGAAGAGGTAAACCTTGTATAGGTATAAGTATATACGATGATGAAGATGGAAATCAGGTAAAAGAATCATGTACTGATTTACAAGACGGAGGTGCATTCAGAGGATTTGATAAAAATGATAAACCGTTAAAACCACCAAATCTGTATTTAATAAAATCGATGGTTCCAGAAATTTTGTAGTAATTTCTATTTTTTTAATTTTGGTTAAAAATTAAAAAAAATGCCTCTGCTGAGAATCGAACTCAGGCTTACAGTTTTCATGTTACAGTTTACAAGACTGTTGTTATACCACTTAACTACAGAGGCTAATTTATAATATCTTGTCTTTAAATCAATATTTAAAATCTGTAAAAAAAAAAATTGAATTTTATTTTTAATGTTCATTAAGATTAGAATGATTTATTACATTACAGATTCTAAAATAAAACATATTATTCTTGAATATTTATTTATCAATAAAGAATATATAATCAATACTGACAAAGTTAATGCCGAAATTATAAAAAAATGCAATGATTATAATAAAGCAGATTCGAAATATATAATTGGATTCGGTACATATACATTCAAAATGTTTGAAGATAAAGAATTTACTGTTTATTATTATGAAGAACATACTCCGAAAGGACTTGAAAGAAATGTTGAATACTTTACAAGATTAACTATTAATACCGATGACCATTCAACCATAACAAAAATCATGAAAGAGGCTCAAAAAAATTATATTACCGAAAACACTATTTTTATTTCTGACCAATATGGAGATTGGTTAAAATACAGTACTATTCCAGCCAGAGATTTAAAAACCGTTTATATTAATAATAAAATAAAAGATAAAATCATTTCTGATATAGGAAACTTTATAAATTCAGAAGATGAATACAATCGTTTTGGTATTCCTTATAAACTTACATTTTTGTTAACGGGTATACCGGGTTCTGGTAAAACAAGTTTAATCAAAGCTATTTGTAAGAAATTTAAATTTAATTTACATATGTTATCCTTTTCTAAAAAATTTGATAACAATTCTTTAATACACGCCGTTAAAAATATTGAAGATAAAAGTATTCTACTAATTGAAGATATTGATTGTCTTTTTAATAAAAGAGAATCGACTGATGATACCATGTTGTCTTTTAGTAATTTACTTAACGTATTGGACGGTTTATTGTATAAACATGGTTCTATTATTTTCTTAACTACAAATCATCCAGAAAAATTAGACCATGCCTTAATTAGAATCGGAAGAATCGATAATATATTTGAATTAAACTATCCATCTAAAAACGATATCAAAAATTTATTTTTTGATTTAATCAATAATGATATCGATGAATTTAATTTATTCTATGATTATATTAATGATACAAAAATATGTATGTCAGGAATAGTTAATTTTCTTTTTAAATACAGGAAAAATTGGTCTTCTCATATAGATGAATTATTGAATACAAATAATTATATAACAAGAATATTAGGTAATGAAAATAAAAATTTATTATTTTCTTAAGTTTTTATTTTACAAGCACTTGAATAATTTTAATTTTAAACTGAATAAAAGTTTAAAATTCATTTTAATATCAATTGATGTAAAATAAAAAAAATGATTTTTGATTATTTAAACATTTGAAATAAAGAATATTATGGATGAAATTGAAGAATTGAGAATACAATTGAAACTTGAAAAATTAAAATCATCAATATACAGAGATATAATTGAAACAAATACAAATATTCGAATTAGTTTAACACAACCTGAAAATATAATAACATTGTTTAATGAATTATATATTATTTTTTCTTCAAAAAAAATAGTTGTAAATGTAAAAGAAAATATAGAAGAAGATAAAAACGATAAAAAGAATTCATATAAAACATTCAAAAATTGCATAGAATTGGTTGAAGAACCATCATTAGACGAACAAAATAATAAAATAGTTGAAGTAGACAGAAGTTTACAAGATATGCGTAAAGAATTTACAAATTTATCAGATGCAAAAATAATATTCGATGAATGTTTTGAAAGTATAAAAAAAGAAAGAACATATACAAAAGCGTTAAAAACAATAAAATCTGTACGACTAAATATTATTGGAATAATGACATTAGATGAATATTTAATTTTATTACAATCACATTTCGATAAATTAACGAATATTTTTATAAAGGAAAAACAAATATCAGAGAAAATTAGTTATAAACATATATCACAATCGATGTCAAGTATAGACTTACGTCTTAAATTCTTTTTACCGTATTATATATCAACCCCATTAGATATAGATGATCTTTCTAAATTAAAAACATGTTTAAAATTATCTGTCAATTTTGCGAAACATTTTAAACCTTTTTCACATGATGATTTTTATCGTCTTTTTTTTAACTACGGAACATCAGTATGTACAATAAAAGAATGCATTGAACGAAATTTGATAAATATATATGGTTATAATAACGTTGTATATATTCCAATAACAAAATCAACAGATAACGATCCATTTAGTTTTTATTATTTAAAGAAAGTAGATAAGACAAAAAGATACTGGCATATGGATTGTAGATTAGAAGATTTAAGTAATAAATTTATTGACAATATTAGACCATATTTAATAGAATTATTTAGAAAATTATATTTTGATTCATTTAGTGATTATGATTATAGAAATAATTTTTTATATAAAGTTCCTGATATTGAATTAGATTTGAAACAATTAATGCAAAATATATGTATCTTAAGTAATCCTAAAAAGTTTAATAAGTATTTGAGAAATATAATTAAAGATAATGCAACATATAATGCAACAAATAACGATATTAAAAATTTTTCATCTGATGATTCAAGTCAAAAAAGACGATTTGAAAATGAAAAAGAATTGATAGATCCAGTAGAAACTGTGAAATTATTATTCGATAATATATCAACAGAAGATGCAGTTGATTTTTATCGTTCAATAAATATTGTTTTTGTATAAATTTTACAACCGTTTATTTTAAAATGGGACACTCAATTTTTAACTTAATAATAAGCACTTGAATAATTTTAATTAATATTTTTTTATTTTTTCTAAAAAAAATAAAAAAAAGAAGGAATATAATAAATGAAATATATAATAAAATGTTAATTATAAAAGAATTTATAATATTATTTTTATTGAGTTTATTAAGTTTTTTGAAAGATTTATCATCTGGTTTAAATTATTATGAAAAATGTTTATCTGATATTAATTTTCACGTAGTATTATTTACACATCATTTAATTTCTGTATTTAGTGTAATAGGTTGGTTAAGTTCCAATAAATTGACTTTAATATGTTATATATTAGTTCAAATATCAATATGTATTCAATGGTTCATATTTAGAAAATGTATATTAGTAACTTATATACAAGAAAATTGTAAGAATAGAGATATACCTTTCAGAGATATATATTATTTTCTAAATATTAAAGAAGAAATGAGATATATAGTTGGTTGTTTTGTTATAATAACAATGATTAGATTATGTATTTAAACTCCATTTAGATTTGCATTTTAAACATTGATGAAAAGATGTAATACCTTCATCACCTGATCTACATTGTTTAGAATAACTATAAACTCTTTTTGAACCACATCGACATTCAACAATACCTTCTTCGACTTGAAACGGATTGATAATAAATTCATCTTGTTCTTCTTCTTCTTTAATAAATGTTTCTAATGATTTATGTTTCCATAAAACATTTTTGTTTTTAATATTAGATAGAATATCTTGAATTTTATTTCCATTTGAAATATCTTGAATAGTATCATATAATATTTTTTTATAAGGTTTTTCATCTCCATTTGAAATCTCAAATATATATTTTTCAAGTGTATTAACATTTTGTTCTTTGGTAAGAACAGTTTTTAATGCATTTTTACCAATTTCTCTCATATTATAATAATTTTAATAATATCAAGTTAAAATATTCAATTTTATTTTTCTAATATAATATTAAAATGATAGATATTTGTACTGTTGTATGTGTTTTAGAACTCATTATATTATTGCATATTTTATATTTAATAAATTATAAAACAATAAACTTATATTTGAAAGAAAATTTTGTAATAAAACAAGAATGTGCATATGAACCTAAATTATTCGAATTACGTGAAAAATTAAAACCAATGTTTGCTGATGATGTTGTTTATACTGGCGCTCTTGCGAACATTAATAAGAAAAAAATATTGAATGACATTACACTATGTAGTGGTGATAAATCATATACAATTAACAAAGAAGATGTTTATATGTGTCTTAAAGATGAACATAATCAATATTACCACGATAATATGCTTATTTATGTACTGTTGCATGAGGTGAGCCACTTGACTAGTAAATCGATAGGTCATACAAATGAATTTCATGAAAAATTTCAATTATTATTACAAAAAGCGATCGAAATGAAAATATATGATCCAACTATTCCTATAATTAAAGATTATTGTTTATATAAAAAATAA